CACAGGCTTCTACAACGTATACACGTTGATCGTCTTTGGGGTCAAACGCAACGAAGAAGAGGTATCCATCCTGCTCGCCATTCCACGCACTCAAACTATACAGTCCGGGAATATTAGTGTAGCAGTCATTGCCTTCGGTGATGCGACAGTCTACTAGTTCCATCCATTCTTTAAGAGTAATCATAAGTCTTCCCATTTTATTCTATGTACTTTGTCGATAAACACTTTCAACGTCTTATCGTCGTCTTGTAGATTAGAGTTCGCAACCCCGTTGAGTGTTAAACAGTGGTTCGTGTTTAATTACCACTCAATATCTCCAGTAATTTTTCTCTTACTCTACGAGTATACCACGTTTCGGTCTGTTTGTCAACCAGATCCAGCAAAAATTGTAGAGCTTCTTTGTCTAAGACTTCGATATGTGGCTTATGCTTGCTTACGTAAAACCCACGATTTTCGAGTTCGTCTATAAGGTCGTCTTCGTCAAAATCGTCTAAATCTACATCTACATCTACATCTACGCTAGTACTAATAAGCATATTTTTTCTCCATTGGATTCATTTTCATCCTTACATCCGCAAAATAGATCACAGGTAAGCGGAGACTGGTCCATGTTTGCAACCATCCAGCTCGTCACTTTAAGCGCCCTAACTCTAACGCACTTACCTGCTATGGACTACATGGTTTGGTTACCATCTTGTCCTGTATTACAGTTTTGACCCACCCTCACCAGCCTGGAGCAGAATAGTCTTTGTCCTTCTTATACGAAGCGAAGCCATCTAGCCCGTAAGCAGGACAGACCATAATCTTATCAGGTAAACCCATGCTATCCTTCTCACTTGATTGACCACAGATAAAGAATACACCAGTCTTTTCAGCCATTGCATGTCTTAGAATGGTCTCGTATTTCTCAACCTTTTTGCGAAGGAGCAGTACTTCTTCATAGTAATCCATCATATCAGGCATTTTCTTTCACCATAGGATTTATTTTCACCCACTCTTCATAATCCTTGTGTGGCATATAGTATGCAAGCACAGTTAGAATTGCCTTGAGTAACTCGTAGTCTGGCTCAAGAACGTCATTTGAACAGTCAACCTTATCAAAACGATTGTTCCTATGATAAGAATCCATAAGATCGTCAATAACAATTTGTTCGCAATCTTCAACTCTGAGTGTAATCGTTTTCATCCTCGCCTCATCTTTGCAACGTATCTTGATACAAGATTTCTCATACAATTATTATTTGCTTTTTGTAAAATAATTCTATTCATATCTTTACAGTTTTGTGAATCTTCGTATGTAACTATAATTATACTTGGGTCAAACTGTAGTTTTTTAAAAAAATCTATATCATAATCTTCTTTCAGAGCTTTTCCGTCGCTTATAAAAAAAGACTCTTTATCTTGTTCTTTCATAAACTTTGAAAGTGCATCCAATCTACGCTCATTACCGTCGTTAGTGGTCCACCAATGTTTTTCGTTTGCGTCCCATTTTGCTTTAAATTTTTTTACCTCAAATCTATCATCATATAAACATTTTTCTAGAACAATTTTAACTTTAGAGTCGTAAGTCAAATACTTAGGAACTATCTTGAAATTATGGTATACACATTCGATATATAAATCTAAATCATTTAAATAAAAATCAGATTTCCTTCTAGAACCATCATTATACGGTTTTTCATATTCATAAGAATATTTTTGATATAAAAATTTATCACAAAAGTCAGCTTCAAATTGACTTTTATAGTTTCTGCCGTCTTTCCCTCTGGTGGCATTTCCGTAATATCCCATAGATGCTATCCTCTCCTCATCTTTGCAATATCTTCAGCTTGTTTCTTACCACGGATCGGAATCAAATTAGATTTATGCATCTGAGCGATGCCAATGATCTCTGTGCCAGTATAGACCTTCTCTTCTTTCTTTGCCATTGATGGGTCATAGAAAACTTGGTCGGAGCGGGAGGATTCGAACCCCCGATTTCCACATCCCAAATGTGGCGGATTACCAGACTTTCCTACGCTCCGTGAATTGGTGGTCCCGCTTGGATTCGAACCAAGATCGCTCTCTAATCTGGAGACTTGCGGAGTATAAGCCCGGTGTTTTACCGTTAAACTACGAGACCCTTTGTAACCCATTTTCTTGAGAAACTTTGCATGAGCGGCATCAGACGCTTCTTGCTTCTTTGACTTCTTCACTTTACGCTTCTTCATATTTGTAGAAGTGACGTAAACAGGCATCAGATGCATACTCATATCAACTCTCATTTCGTTTTCGTATTCTCAATATATAACGTTATAAGATATTAGTCAACAGTTTTTCTAAAAAATTATGCCCTTAACAATTTCAGATTTAGGACAAAATTTTCGACTAGTAGTTTTGTCAAAGATGCTTTCAGAACCAAAATATTATCTTCCAATTCAACAACGGATAAAGCCACAAGACGATAGACTTCATCTTCATCAACGCTTAACATACCCCAATCGACGGGGTCGGTGGACTCCACCTCTTTTGCGAGGTCCACAAGCATATCTACCTTATTCATGAAGGAGTGTTCGGTTTTTGAATGTTTTTAGGTAAATCAACATTCCACTCCACAATCGTATCGATATCACCTAAGAAACAAGAGAATCCTTCTGGATCATGGCCAACCATAAGAACCTGTTCATTGTTAGCATAAATTGTAACAGCAACAGTTCTGTCATTAACCATGGTTACAACACCTTTGACAAGGATCACCATATTTCTTTTTTCAATAAAATTAATTATATTTTTGGTCTCATGACACAACAATGGCATGTTTATCACAAAATACGATTGTTGGGCGTATGAAGTAGAAATAACACCAAAAAATAACAAAATAGACAATAAAGCGGTTTTAAACATGATATTTCTCCTGATATGCAACTCTGAGATCCACAAACTGTTCAATATATCTATCTCGTTTTTCAACAAAGATTTGAGGTTCAGAATCGTCTACGGCAATAATGATTGCCATTCTACTGACCGGAATCTGTGTTCGTTCTTCGTACATCACAGCATAACATGATGCTTGCATAAAGTAGTTTGTAATCCAGTCCTTTTGTTTGGGTTTACGGGAAGTCTTGAAGTCAATAATAGAGAGTTTACCATCAAACTCAGCGATACAATCCACTCTACCAGCAGTCTTCAGATAATCAGAATATAATGGTGCTTCTAGATAATGAATGTTGTTAACATATTCATCAAGTATTGGTTGAATTTGTTTAAAAGTGAATATGTTAGCGGGCATTTGCCCTTTTAGATAGTCAGGATTATTATTCAAATAGTCTTCACATATCTGATGAATTGATGTACCACGCTTCGCGGCTTGTGTTGATATCTTGTTGGCTTCTTCTTCACCAACACGTTGACGCCAAGCAATAATACCTTCCTTATTATACTCAGAAAGTACTGTTGTTACGGACGGATAAGCGTTTCCATCGGGCGTCTTATAGATTCTACCAGTATTCGTGGTCTCTGCAATTAACTCCTGCAATACAGGAGCTTCAATATGATTGAAATGTTTCACTAATCAAGTCCTAATTGTGATCTCGCAATAATATACGCCTTTACAAGGTCAGACCTAACAATATCGTTTGAAGTAAATTCCACAAACTCAAACTCATTCATCCTATCTATAATACGCATAAAATCGCTTAATCCACTATACTCTTTTTTTCGTTCGCTTGTCAAGTCATCTTGCCTTATATCACCGCTAAAAATAATACGGCAATTCTCACCAACCCGTGTCATGATTGAATGGAGTTCCATAGCATTCATATTCTGCACTTCATCAACAACGATTACAGCATCATCAATTGTAATCCCACGAATGAATGAGGTGGACATAAAATCAATAATATTTTTACTTCTCAAAACACTATAAGCATCACCACGATTAAAGAGTTTTGTTGCAATATCAACATAAGGAGTCTCAAAAACTTTCGTCTTTTCTTTTTGATTACCTGGAAGAAATCCCATTTCTCTACTCGGTACAACAGACCTTATGATAAAGACCTTTGATTGTTCCTTTTTCTCCATCACCGACTGGAGAGCAAGATAGAGCGCAATAAAAGTCTTACCAGTGCCAGCAATACCATGAAGCATTAAATGATAATTGTCATCCCACGCATCAAAAGCATCTTCTTGAGTAGCCGTCATAGGCTTGATTTGCGAAAGTTTGAAGTTCCCTCCTATGTTTAAGTTCCCAGATTTATCAACAACTTTTTGTTGTCGTAAAATTCTTTTTTGACGTTTCGTTAAACGTTCTGGGCTTGCAAGCATGAGTAATCCTACTTTGTTTGAATGGTTGATCCTCTGTTATTCTTCTTTATCTTCGTCAACACGTCATTAAATCCTCTATCAATTTTACCAGTAACTGTACCAGTACCAGAGACTACCGAAGGTTTAGATAACATCATTTTATATTCACCGCTTTTGACTAAAGTTTGTGCTTCCTCCCATGTACACATTGTTGTCAATGTTTCACCAGTTTCAATATGTTCAAAAGAATACGTTGGCATTACTGTTCTCCAGTAATAATATTGTATATATCTTTCCAAGTGTTCGCTGTACGAATCTTTGGATTCGGGTCTAACAAATAACTGCTGTTGTGTGGATGATTTACTAAAATAGGATTTAAACCAAACTGTAATCCTGCTTCAGCATTTGCAACCTTATCTTCAATCCACCAACATTCAGTCTCATTATACCACATCAGTTCTTCATCTTTATCAGAGCCCGTTTCAATACAACGAACGAAATCAAATACGTTCTCGCCAAATATATCAATTAAATTTTTAACGCGCAAAGCAGTAGCAAACCTATTGGTCGAAAGAGAAGTGATTACACCAAAAATATAACCATGTTCCTCATGCAACTTCTTCACATACTTTACAGCGTCTAGATATGGTGGTAAAAATCCAATCCATGAGCTTTCGTTAAACTGTTTTACTAATTGCCTGGCATGATTTTTATCTTTTACGTTTTCATAACGATTTTCAACACCATAAAAAGATTGATAGTCCTGTACTAGATTAAAATTCTTTTCTTCCATAAATTGACGGAACCGATAATCCCAATCCAATAATACACCATCACAATCAGTCAAAATCAATTTACGATTCATTACTAAAGTATTCCTCCATGTTTCGCTGTTTATCCTTCTCTCGACGCTTATCTTGATAGGAATTTTGTTTCATCTTAAACTTGTTTTTACTGTTCTTGTTTGACCTACGCTCAAATCGTACTGGATCGTCATCCCATACATTCTTTTCACGGCGATACGTTTTACCCATGGTTACTGTGAACTCTCCTATGTTGTAATTAGATTTGGAAATGCTTGATTAATAACAGAGACTGTGATACCCTTAATGTGCTTTTTATCTTTCATATCGATTAAAAGTAAAGCATCATCTTTGTTTACCATTTCAAGAGTTTCGATGAATATTTGCTCTCTTTTTATAGGTTTAAGGTTAGAGCCAGCACCTTCATAGAAATATGGAATACGCTTCGAGTTTGAAAAGAGCATTCCTTGATCGTCCAACAGTTCTGATGGTTTGTATGGAGGTGTGCCTTTAGGTAACAGACACTTTAAAGTAGGGTCGTACATCGCTTTAAGTACCGTCTTGAGAGGTCTAAAGTCGTTCTTCTTTAACCAATCAACCTTTTCAGCCTTGGTTTTCATCTTAGATGCTTTGTCTAAGATTTCCGCTATAGAAAGTTGCATTTAAAAATCACCTATATCTTCAATTAAGTTTTTCAATCGTTTTTCAATGAAATAGTTGAACATCTTAGAACGGTCGCCTGATTTCTGTTCATATTTATTCAACACACATTCTTGAATATTGTTTGGTACCATAGAAAGATCAATCATAGCTCGATTTCTTTCATAGCCACGAAGAATTTCTTGGTCAGTCAAACCACCATCTTCAAGTTCTGCCCGATACTGGTCAATACGCTTTTGTGTCAAAGGTTTCTGACGGCTGCCCAGAACAAAGCAATCGTCAGCAGACAGCATGTTAGGAACACCATCGCCTGAGTCTCCTTTCATAATATGTTCCATGATGTAATCTTGTGGGCTACTATGACGAATCCAACGCTTACGAATAGGATCGTATTGTTTTACATTAGAGTAAGTATGAAGTTGAATGTAATCTTTGTCCGCAGAGAGAATTAAAATCTCTTCTGTATCTGAAGCATTCAAATGTGTACCAAATTTATGGCATAGAGTACCAATAGCATCATCTGCTTCAGCACGTTCTACTTGAATAACTTTATAGGGAAAGACTTCTTTGAGTTCCTCACGAATTAGATTGAGGATACGAAACAACTCGTTCCAATTCAAATCAGAAGATTCACGTGCCTTTTTACGATTGGCTTTGTAATACGGAAAAATATCCCGTCGCCAATAGTTCTTATCGTCAAAACATAGAACCAGTTCGCCATATTCGCGAGCAAACTTTTGTCGATAAGACCGAATAGAGTTGAGTACCATATGACGAATGAGACCTTCTTCAAAAGTCACATTATGATGGTTACCAATTTGAACCATGATATTAGATATCATCACCTGATTCATGTCGACCAAAATCACTTTGTTTGTCCTTTAATGTTCATATACATCATATATATCATTCTTGTTCTAAAATGTCAACCAAAATTTCCAAGAAACTGTTTCCATTCTTTAGACCGTTTATCCCACGAATACATCGTATCAGTATAGAACTTTTGTTTCTCCATATACGGCATACCGTGCTGTAAAATATGCTTTACAGCACCATCTAGATACGCATAGAACCGATTGGCATGAATGTTAGGAGCTTCATCCCAATGATACATTGAAGTCCAACCACCAGAAGTTTCTGGTAATGCGGCATAGTTTGGATGTATACATATACATCCAGCAGACATTGCTTCAATCAAAGCAATACACGAAGTCTCTTGCCATATAGAGGGATAAGCAAAGATATGAGCCTTTTGTAGTGCTTCTCTAATCTCACCATTAGAAACAGAACCGTGATATGTAATATTTGGATGTTTCTTCAATTCTTCAAACAATGGTTTGAATGGTTCATCTCTTTGTTCCCATCCATAGATTTTAAACGAACTATACACATCCAAATGAATATCAGGATATTTTTTACATAGTTCGGTAAACACAGGATAGAGAATTTGAAGACCACGATGTGGTGTTGTGTGATAGATTAGATTAATGTTATTTGGTTTTTGATGAGGTTTAATGGGTGTTATGGCATTCCGTAAAATATAAGAATGACTGTATGGTACACCTAGATAAGCATGATATTGTTGAAACTGCCATTGAGAAACAAATACCAACTTATCATATCTTTCCCATCCGCCATTCTTTAGATGTTGTACTTCTGGATCACCAGCAAGGTCGTGACAGACAAGTATCTTTTTCAAATCATTTCGAAGTTCACGA